CTACCTTAGTCATACTTGGTAATTCCAGCACTTGTATTGCGGCATTATCACCACCTGTACCTGTACTTGGATCCAAACTCACAACATACATACAATCAGGTGAAGGGTGTTTGTACCAACGTGTTTGTCCCATTCTGATAGTTGGGTCTACCCCATTTAATTCTATAAGTTTTAATGGGTCAATAAGTGTTTCATCATATATAATAAATTCACATTCATGTTCACGTCTAAAACGTTCTTCTCCAATTCTACCACGTTCTTCTGTTGCCCATGTGGCATCTCTGTCAGGGTGTTCGTCCCATCTTGCTAACATGGGTTTGAAACCATTTATACCAACTTCCTGTTCGTTTCCATATTCATCAAACAGTTTGTTTGCTTGATTCCATATCATTGCAAAAGTATCTTCGTCACTGTTTGGTGTACTTGTGATAATACATTTACCACCTGTTGCTAGTGTTGGTGATAGGGAAGTCCAAAACTCAGCGGCAATTCTGGGAGGAACAAAAGCAAACTCGTCCAAGTACACTAGAGTAAGTGACATACCCCTACCTGTGTTTTCAGTTGTTGTACTTGCTACTATTCTACTACCGTTATCAAAACTTATACTACCTTTGTTGTATTCTGTTACTCCTGCTCTAATATGATCTGGCACACTTTCATAAGCATAACGTATACGTTGCATAATTTCCTGAGCACCTGCTTGTTTGTGAGCCGCAACTAGTATTGTACTATCTGGTTTAAACATTGCATACCATAGCAAATATCCTGCCGCCACAGTGGTTTTACCCATCTGTCTACCCAGCATATTGATACTGTATCTATAATTGTTGTAATTTTCTATAAGTTCTAACTGATAACTAAAAGGTTCAAAATTTATTCCACCTTTTGTAGGATGTTGAATTTTAACATGATTTTCCATAAAATACAGAGGACCTGTTGCCGGATCGGCACAATTTTTAAAGTCCTCTATGGTATCTGGTGTATATGCTGTTTTACTATAGCCCTGTTTAACCAGACTGGTATCTGCTGTTCCTCTAGCCATAATAGTTATTTATAAGGAATATTTTTAGGTTAATGCGTTTTTAAGCCTATCTTTTAGTACATTTATCAAAGTTTCTTTGTCTGTACTGTAGGAAGGGTTATCTAATTTAGGCTTAACAAGAACAGATGGAGCATTTTCTGGTTCATCATCACAACCACATTCGTCATCCATTTCTATTTCTGGTTCCATTTCTGGTTGCTCTTGTTCAGGCTCTTCGTTATCTGTTTTGGGTAATGTAATACCTGCAAGTTTTAAAATATCATGTAATTCTTGCATACTGTCAGCATTTGCACTAATAGTGACTTGTGCATCACCTTGTTTTTTAGTTTTGCTGTAAGATACTGATTCTTTATCATCATCTTGCTCAACTGCACCTGGCATTACTTCAGGACCTGCAGAATAATTTTCATTTACTGATTCTTCTGGATTTTTTCTGCTTTGCATCTTATCCTGATGCATTTGTCTGACCATCTGTAAGAAACGTTGTCTATACTTTGGATCTTCTAAAATATCAGTTAATACGTTTGCATATGGTTCTAATACATCAATTAGGTTTCTGCTTAAAGCATTACCGCTTGATAGTTGATCTAATGCTCTTGCTGTCATTTGACCAGATGCTTTACCACCTAGTTCTTTTTTAACTACGTTGGAGCCCATTGCAACTCCTTGTGATGGATTTTCAAACATCTGATCTAATTTCATTATCTGCTCCTAGTACCGTGTTGAGCAATATTATCTACTTGTTTTGTGCTTTCAGCACCTCTACCCATGTTAGGTGTACCAACTATTGTGTCATATGTCGGTCTTAAAGCATCGCCCATTAATTCATCTTTGCTTGGGTAATTACGGAAATAATCAGCACCTTTTTCTGCTTTGATTTTATTAAGTTCGTCTAGAAATTTTTTATTAAATTCTTCACCAAAAAGAGGACCTTCTTCAGCAAATTCTTGTTCTGCTTCATAATGTGCCATTTCTTCTTTGGCTAATTCTGAATCTTCTTCATTTACAAATCTGTCTTGATCTGCTTCAAGTCTTTCAGCGGCCATATCTGCTTCAAATCTTCTGGGTTCTTTTACACCATAACATAATACTCTTTCATGGTCTAATCCAAGATTTACTGCTAACCATACTTCTAAAATTCTTTCGTTAACTGGATATTTTAAAACTATGTCTGTGCTACATACTTCGCTAGTAAATTTAGCACCTTTGGCTCTTAAAAATTCTTGTGGGTTTTCTTCTATTGGAGTCCTTTTAAAAGGAGCCGCACTAACTAAATTGTATTTTGCTAGACATTTTTCTATGATGTCCATGTGGTCACTACCACAATCTGCGGCAATTTTAACTCTAAAGCCATATTCTTTACTAAATGCTTCTGAAATGTATTGTTTTAATTCCATAAAAAACTCCAATTAACACACTTATTTATCAGATTAATAAAATAATTTTTAAAATAAATAGTTGTATGTTTAACAAAACTGAAAATCTTTTTAATAGTAGAGGCACATGGGGTAATGCCATAGAAGAAATGGGTTGTCCTAATAAATCTAAATTACATCTTTTTGATCAAAGTGGTTTTGATTTGTGTCCTTTAGAACAGGATTATGCAAAAGCAAATATGACAGACGCTGATTTTATTCGTTGGCGTACTGCTATTTGCAAAGAATGGTATCACATGGATACTTATACATCAGGTCCGCATATAAATCATGCTTTTTTATATGAAAGAAAAGGCTACCATGGATATGCATTAGAACAATTAAATCATTGGGCAGACGGTTTTCCATTGTTATATAAGTTATCTAGAATAAAACCCAAGTGGGGGATTGATATAAGTTTGGATTATGTTGATGAAAGGCATAATGTATTTGAATTATTTCATTATGAATGGGATAGCAATAGTTTAGATGAAACTGTTAATAAAAAAGAACAAATAGAAAAAATAATTTCAGATACAGATTGGAGAGATTTTGCTAAACAAAAGTTAAATAAGAAATCAGAATGGGTACATTTGGATTTTGTTGGACAAAGTGCTTGGACTACTAAATTTTTAGGATTACCTGAAGAAAAGTTTAAACTGGTTGCTTGGAACGATTAGTCTGTTCCGCCTTTTATAATTTTTAATAAATCGTTTCTGTCAAAAACAGTTGCTTGTACTGTTTCTTCTCCGCCTGTGCCTTTATCACTGAATTTATCTATTCTGGCTTTTTTAAGCATTAAATCTATTTGTTGCAACTTGGCTTTTGTTTTGGCGTCACTGGCGTCTAAGGCTATTTTAAGCATGTTACTTGCTTCTGCAAATACTTTACCAGCCGCCATGTCACTGACATTCATACCCAGTTGCATAAGTGTTTCATAACTTTCTATAGCCTTTTTGGCTATGTCACTCATTTCAGTTTCATGATCCTCTAAGCCTTTTATTTCTTTAAAGGCCGCATTAATTTTTTCACTAACGCTCAATGCTTGTTGTGTTTCTTCAATCACTTCTTCAGTTTCTTCTTTTGAAGGCACAATCTCCTGTACTTCATCAATAGGTGGCAAATTAAATTCTTCTTCCAGTTTCTTTGTCATAATACTATTTATTTTACTCTAGGGCGGGAGATTCGTTTCTTTGGCTTACGTGGTTTATTACTTCTGAATATTTGGTCTTCGTTTATAACTTTAAAACGTATGCCTTTACGTTTGCACCATTCCTGTGCCGCAGTCCATTTAGCGGCATTTACGGCAGTCTGAAAAGCATCTCCTTTATTCCTAGCATTTTCTAATGTTGTTTGGGTGCTAGGTTTGATTTCCACAAGTTCCACATGTTCTGTACCATCTTTATCTATGTACTGAATCATAAAATCAGGAACATAGTTTGCATATTTTCCTGTGGCTGGATTTCTGTAGGGTATTTTGATATTTTCACTTGCCCATTTTAATATGTTGGGGTGACTATCACACATTCTCATAAATGCTAATTCCCAACTACTACGATAAGTAGGTAAAGATTTTCCCACAAACTTGTGAGCATTTTGTACTTCATATTTGCCGTTTGCAAATCTAGCCATATTATGCCTTTATGAGTTTGTTTGCAGGACTTTTAGAATTTGTTTTTGGTACTACTAGATTAATTCTATTGCCTTTAGGTCTCATAGCATTTATGGCATCATAAGCATCTTTGGTTATTTTTAATGTGTTTTCATTTATGCTAAAGAATTCCATAGGACTTGTTCCTAAAGATTCTGCTACCTTTATTAAAACAATAGACAGTGCATTAGCATTTGCTTCTTTGAAACCTATTCTTTGAAGTCTTGTTTTAACTTGTGTTAATACTTCTGGATTAATTTTATCCAGTGAGCCTTCTTCTAAATTACCCAGTATCTCTGAACTTGCTTGTGGTAATGGAAATTTAATAGTTGCATTTTCCAAAAAAGTAGTTAGAGTGGATTTAAGAACATCGTATCTTAATTCATTTCCAAATGTATCGTATAAACTTGAACTTGCCATTATGTATCTCCACCACCTGTTTCAGGTTGTGTACCTGTTTTTCCTGTCCATCTGTTTACTAAATCAGGTGCAGTAACACCTCTGCCTCCAAATATATCTCCTTCTTTGGGTGTGCTTATTGCAGTACTAATTTCTCCTGCAAGAGCACCTTTAGCCGCTTCTTTGGGATCTTGACCATTTATTTTAGCACTGAGGGCTCTATCAACAATTCTTCCAAAAGGATTATTTTCCAAAAACTCTCCAACCTTTCCAAAAAATCCTGATGCTCCACCATTTTCAGAAGTTTCTGCAGGACCTAAATATGTTGGTCGTTGTTGATTTAAGGCATCAGCCAAAATCTCATTTGTAGGAGCAGTGAATGTATCTAATAAAATTTGTGGTGTTCTGGTTCTTTTTGTTGATCTATCACCTGTAATACCCAAATCCATATCCTTGCTTGTTGTGATAGCAACTGGCTTTTTACCATTTACATAACCAGGCAAATTTTCAGGTTTTTCTATTGTTTCAAATCTGGATAAATCACTTTGTCCTAGTTCAAAATTCAATTTATTTGTGGTTGTGAAATTTTCATAATCAAATTCCATTTGAAAATCCATAGTGTCACTTGAACTGTAATCTATTTCACTGAATCTTATTCTGGTCATCACAGGATTCATTAAACTGTATTGTACACCAGTATTGCCGTGATATAAAACATAATCTATTCTTTCAAAAAAGTATTTTGTTTCAGACAAATTCATACCAAAGGCATTGCTGTCAAAATTACCAGTTGAACTATCTCCTAAAATAGATGGCTCATATTCAGTTAAGCCTCTACCTATGGAAATTGGATCTCTTTCACTGTCTTTGAATTTGTTTCTGGGGTTCATGAAATAGTGTGAATAATATCTCATGAATAATGTAAGCCATTCATTTTGTATTGTGTCATGAACAGTGAAACTCACAGGTCCATATTCCAATCCTGTTTGAACGATTTTTTTACGATTAAATTTATTTTTTACTTCTGTTCTAAAACCAACATCAGGAAACGTTGCTGTCTTCACCAAGGAACTAATTCGTGTTCTAAAATTAATATCATCAAGGGCAATGTTTTTTGGTAAATCTCTGTTTACAACAAAATTTACATAGCCTTGAAACTTTTGACGTGGTGGAGCAACATCAGGTCTGAATTGATAGGCGTTACGGAAATCCCTTGCAAAGAATTTCCGTTGTCCGCCACCGAAGTTAAGAAACCGCACTGGTTAACCTCTTAGATTAACCTAGAGTGGTTGTACCTGTTTCTACTGTTTCTGGGAATGGGTTTCCGCTTACAGTTCTACCGTTAACATCATTATCACCTTCAAAGTGAATTGCGTTGTCATATCTTACGGTCATAATTACTTGTACTGGATCGTTAGCACTGTAATCACTGTCACTGTAGTCCACATTAGTTAAGAAACAACCTTCTAAGAACCAAACTTCACTTGCACCTGCATTAACACCATCTAATATTTCTATTTGAGTGTCAAATTTGTAATCACTACCTGAAGCAGGTGTTGATTGTTGGAAGTGGTTTAACTGTCTTTGAACTTGGGCACCAACAAGTTTTGCAACTTGGTTAGTGATGTCGTCTCTTACAGTAATGGTAATTGGTTCCCATGTATGTTTGCCTTGTATATATGATCTTGAGTTGTAACTATCAATTATTTGTTCTTCAACCTGAATCGTAGGTCTTTTCACACTTTGAACATTCTGTGTTAAAACTTTAGTTTCAGCATTTCCGCCGAAATTGTTTAATAGACTTACTCTAAATCTATATTTTAGTTTTGGCATTAAGATACCAGAACCAGTTTGTCCTGTTATAGGTACACCAAACTTACTCTTGGTTTCTGTTGTTGCACTTGATACTGCCATATTTTTCTCCTAAAGAGCTCTTTTATATAACAATATTTATCAGAATAGCGGTCAAATAATTAACTCTAGTTTTAATTCTGATATAAAAAAAGGGCGGAAAAACCGCCCTTTAAGTAAGTTTTTATTAAACTTATGCTGTTGAGCCCAAAGTGTTTTGGATTCTGATTGGAATGTAGATAAACTCTACTGCTTTGACTGGCTGTATAGCGATGTCAATGTGCAATTCATTCCTATCAATTCTTGCTGGTGTGTTGTTGGTTGTATCACAAACTGTGATAAAATCAAACAAACCACGTTGAGCAACTAGCTCACCAAGTAGTCTATCAACAACCACTTTGGCATTTGCTCTAGTTACTTCATCGTTTGGTTCAAACAAGAATGGTTTAACTGCATCGTCTAATTGTTCACGTAAGTAAACAACTAGTCTTGCAACGTTAACTCTATCCAATGCACTTGATGTTGGGTTAAGAGTTTTTTGTCCAAATACAGCAAGGCCTCTACCTGGGAAGTTACCAATAGGGTTAACTTTATTGCTGTATAAACTATCTCTTTGTCCTTCACTCAATGCTACTGGTTGGAATTCTCCACTTAGTGAATCCAAGTAACCAGTTGAACTAGCATTGTTTACAAGTCCTCTCTGGAAGCCTGCTGGTGCAAACCATGGGAAAGCAACCTGGTCATTAAATGCAATAGTTCTCAATGCCATGTGTGATGCTGGAACAAACACACTTGAACCATCCAAGTTGGTTGATAAACCATGTGGATAGTATACTGCGGCATAAGGATCACTTGCTATAAGACCGTCTTCACCGTTCTCACCTGCGTTATTGCTGTTGTTTGCCCAAGCACTTGTGCTTGTAGCATCTGAAGCCAATCTAAATGGTGAATCAATAACACTGAACACAGTGTTCTTTCTGTCAACACCCAATGAGATCATCTCATCAGCAAGTTCAGGATAACCAGGAACAGCAACAATATTAAATCTATTTGTTTCGTTTCTGATATCTTGGTTACTTGCTAAAGCAGATTGTAATTGTTTTACAACCACTTGTCTCTGAGCCTTTCTCAACATGTAAGGTGAACCATCTGATTTGTTGCCACTTTCGTCTGCCCAATAAGAGTTTGTAGCATTCCATTTTTTAACGTTACCGCCACTTGCAGATTTGTTCCATGCAATCATCCCTTCTGGGTATAAACTGCTTGAAGGAGCATCTGAAAGTAATGAAGAACCACTACTTGCTCTGAAGTCACCAAATAAAATTCCATCTGGTGATACTTGGTCAGTGTTGTCTACTAGTGCCCATGCTGAACCACTCCATTTGTAAACTTTAGGATAGTTTTCAAGATCACTGCTGTCAACCCATAGATCGTTAGCAACTAGACTTGATGAGCCATCGCTTTGTTTTGTTGGTTCACTTGCGGATACTTGAACATCACCACTATATGAAATCCATCCATTAGCACCGTCATGTTCTAGAATATCTAGATTATCTGTGCTAACAACTGAATCATACCATAATGTTCCATCTGCTAAGGTACCTGTTAATGCTGTATCTTTTGCTGTGAAACTTAATGCTTCAAAGTTACTGTATGGAACATTGGTAGTTAAATTAATATTACCTGGACCAAATCCACCAGGAATATTACCATCAAAGAATAAAATGTCTCTTCCATTTGAACTTACTACATTTAATTTACCATTATTGTTTGAAGCAAGAATTGTTGAATCACTTGCGAATGCACTGTTTATATCTTGTACGATATCATCAACACTTGCATTTCCATCTGAATCAGAATCTGCTCTAAGTTGAATAGCAACGTTAGAACCATCATTTACATTCATGTAGAAACTAACAGTGTTACCTGTATGTGATGATAGATCTATAAGACTTACGTTAGCAGAGCTTTCTGCTGTATTTGTGCTATTACCATTATGCCTTTTCAATTTGACAGTTGCAGTTGAATCAGCCGCATTCGTTCCATCACCAGAGAAATCTGCAATAATATCACCTTCAGAAGGTGTTTGCCCAAATCTTGTAGAACCGAAAGCATCTGAGACCAATCTAACTCCATGTACAGTTACTTCACTAAATTGTGCTGAAGATGAACTATAAAGTTTTACTGATAAATCGGTACCATTATTTGGTTCGTTAATGGAAACAAAAACATCACCATTTTGAAGAGCACCACCACCACTTCTTGTTGAAGGTAGACCTGTATGATATCCCACTTTGTGGTATGCTGAACTTGTGTTTGTTACCCAATCATTAGAGCCAATTACGTCCCATTGATTGTCTAATGTTTTTTCATATACTTTAAATTCTGCTAATGTGGAACCATCTGCATCATCAAAATAAACTACAGCAAATTCACTTAGTTTTCCATAAGAGCCTTTTGGTGCACCTGAGGAATTTAAATCTGTATATGCTGGAACTTTAACTGTTTTGTTGACCCAACTTGTTCCATTGTGTTCTTTTACACCAATTAT